AGTTGCTACAGGTGGCGGTATCGGTGAAGACCTTAAAAAATACGGACTGAATTTAAAGAACTTCACTCAATATATCGGGCAAACCAACGGCGGTATTAAAGCATCGATTTCATTGTTTTATCAGATGAAAGATGCGGGTGCTACTGTTTCGGAAATTACTTCGGCTATGGAAAAAATGGCGGGAGGTTCTTCCGCAATGATTACCCAATTAGGCGAATACAGATCAGAACAAGAGGCATTAAATGCGGTTTGTCAACAAAATGTAGATATTACAGAAGACTCGATCAAAAGTTATGCCGAATTTTCCACAAAAATGAGTAATCTTGAAACCAAAGTTAAAGGCGCTATTGCTAACGGATTAACACCAGCCGTTAATAAAGTGATCGAAATTTGGGATTGGTTCGAAAAAGATTGGGGCAATACCAAATTTGCGAAGTGGTGGAGTAAAGCTAACAATGAAATCTTCGATTCTGAGTTATTCGGGGGTGAAGTAATGTTGGTAAGAAAAATACCAGACGAAAATCACCGGAAGAACAAGCCGCCGAAGATGCCGAAAAAGCTACTAAACAACGACTAAAGCAAATTAAAGAAAATGCTGGTTTGCTTAATGCCGACATAAAAAAAGTCGTTGAAGATGCGGAAGCACACTCCGCCGAAATTGCTGCTAACGCAAAGATTGATCAGCGGTTAAAAGAAGAAGCCCAAAAAGAAGCCGAAAAAGCCGCTAAAGAGGCTGCGGCAAAAGCTAAAGCTGCTGCTGCGGAAGCTAAACGAATTGCAGACGAACAGAGACGACAAGCAGAAAAAGATGCTGCGGATTTAGCCCGTTCTAAAAAAGAAAGTTACGACGCGTTGAACCGTATAACCATCGAAGGATTTAGCTCAGAAGCCGCTTCTATGGCCTCTGGTAACGCTAAACTCGAACGCGGCTACGAAGATATCAAGCTGTTGCAGGATAAAGGCGTAATCGACGCTGAGGAAGCCAACGAGCGCCGGAAAGCATTGATCGCTGCTATGGGCGGTAACTTCTACGAAACCTTGCTAGGACTCGACCCGGAAAGCAGGGCTGAAATAGAACAGGCTGTTCAGGATACCTACAACAAGGAACTTGAATCCCTTCAAACAGCTCTCGACCAGAAGTTGATTCTTGAGGAGGAATACGCCGCGAAGAAAGCCGCTATCGATGACGCTTACACCGAACGCAAAAAGCAACTGGATAAGACCGAAGAGCAAGCGGCTATCGCTGCTACTTCTGCGGCATTAGATCAGTATCAGGATCTTGCTGATGGTGCTGTAGCTGCTATCGGTGCTGCTGCTGGTGAGAACTCTAAAGCGGCTAAGGCATCGTTCGCAGTAAGTAAGGGATTGGCAATCGCTAAAGCAACGATGGACGCATACGGCGCATTTACTGACGGCATGAAAGAGGGTGGTTTCGCTGGTTTTGCTCTTGCTGCGGCGAAGATGGGCGCGGTAATGCAACAACTCGCAAGCATCAAACAGGTGAAAGGCCAGTTCCACGACGGTATCAACAACGTTCCTTCTACTGGTACGTACTTACTGGAACAGGGCGAACGTGTTGTTGATAAACGTCTTAACCAGGATTTAACAAATTACCTCAGTGGTGAACAGGGTGGCGGGATCCAGATTTCAGCCCCTATCACTATTCAGGGGAATGCTTCGAGCAATGACCGTGAACTAATGGAAACTCTCAAACGATACCCGCAAGAAATTGCCCGATTGGTTGAGGACGCACAGCGCAGACGCGGATAAATAAAGCCCCTTGATGCTTATCTAAATAAGGTAAACATATAAGGGGCTTTTTCTATGGCTGATATTTTCAACGACCCAAAATTCAAAACTGAAATCAAGGTGAAATCAACAGCACCTTTTTTCGCTAATAAATCCGCTTCGGGTAAAACCTTACGACGCTTTACCGGGATCCAATGGCACGAAACAACCATAACCGTTAACTACGTCGGTGAGGATCAGTATCTTTTCGATGAATGGCTTGCTGAATACAGATACGGCAAACCGTTTACTTTCCCGATGTACAAATCGGTTAACCTTATGTACCGGGGAAAACAGACATCACTATGCAACGTTTCCGCTGGTGTTCCTGCTGGCGCTCGTGAAATTCCGGTTTCGGTTCTACTCGAAAAAGGTACTAAGTTTACTTTCGCTAACCAGACCAAAGTATACGAGGTGACTGATATTGATCCGGTAACTAAAACTATGCTGATCTTTCCTAACTTACGGAACTCTGTTCAGGCTGGTGAGTTAATCAATTACCGGACACCTGTGTTAACACTAATGATTACTTCGAACGATTTCGAATACTACTTGAAACAAACAACTTATACAGAGTTCGAAGCAACAGAGGTATTGTAATGGCAACTAAACAAGAAGAAATTAATAATCTGTGTGTTCATCCCGATTTTCTGAAAGACTTCAATTCAAGGAACGGAACAAACAAAACAGTATTAACCCAGCAAGAATTATTCTCGGTTGGTACAGTTTTTCATTGCATCACGGTAACAATGGCTCAAGGCGCAGGGGTTATCCGTATTTGCGATGGTTATCACGATATCACCCATAACAATTTTAAGTTTCTGGCAACCGGGGATTTGCTCGATGTCCAGGCACCCACACGCTCAAAAGAAATCAACAACCAGGGAATGTCCGTTAAGTTCTCGAACGTGAGACAGGATTACATCCAGTTGATTCAGGGTGGGAAACTTGATAAGGCAGTTGTTCAGATCGAAGTCGTATTTTTGAATCCGTTAAAAGGTGGGGTTGTCGCAAGTTACGGACAATTCTACGGTGAAGTGGATTCTTCGATTATTAATATCCGTATGGACGACACCGAATGGACAAACACAACCGAAATCAAATTAAACTCGGTTTGGTGTTCTCTGGATCAGAACGCACGTCATCACGCATCAGACGGTGTTCACAGAAGCTATCCCGGTAATGAAAACGATGGTTTCTTTAGTAAGGCAGGGAAATGGAATTCAGAGGCAATCTGGACAACTAAAAAATAAACATAAATACCCTATATTACTATATGGGGTTTTATATGTTAAATAACGACATTATCAAACAAACACTAATCACCGACTTCATTAATGAAACTGTTGGTCATCAGTTCGGATACGGACACTATGACTGCAATTTACAAATGGTGAAACTGGTAGACATCCTGACCGGATCCGATCACTACCAAAAATTACACAAGCAATACTCTTGTCCTAAAACGGGTTTTGCTAAATCAAAAAAAGAAATCGGATTCGGAGATACTCTTTCTTTCGTTGAACATTACTTTGAACAAGAAGAAATCCCTTCATTTGAAAATGGAACAATTCTTGTTTCCGTCCACAAGAACCGGAATAAAAAAACGTATCACGTAGCTCTGGTTTATTCAGGGTTTGCTCTTACCGTTAACAATCAAAATGTTTACCAGATGATCCCGCTTTCTCTGGTTGATTTTGAATCATCATGGAGGATTAAACCATGCCAATAATGGTTGTCGCCGCTGTTGCTATCGCTGCTGCATCGACCGCTGCGGCTCTTATTACTGCTGGTGTGGCTCTGGGTATTGCTATTGGTGTTGGGCTTGCTGTAGGCGCTGCTATGGCGATTATGTCACTGACAATGCAACCGTCTGTTCCCCGAATACAATCACCGGATTCTGCTTCAACGCTGGGTTCAACTACGGATCCTTCAACGGTGATCCCTGTTGTTTACGGTTCCACCAGGACAGGCGCTATCAACGTGTTCAAGGCAGTTAACGGAACCGATAACAGAGGTAATTATCTTGTTCAGTGTTTTGCTATTGCGCAGGGTGAAATTGATTCAATCTCTCAGATCTTTATGGATAACAAAAAGGTTCTGATCGATAACAATACTCATGTTGATGGTGTTATCCCTCAGTCCAAAATTTCGGGGCCGTATCATAATATTCTACAAATTGAGATCTCCACGGGTAAAAATCCTGGTCGTCATCTGTCACTAGCTAAGAAGTATATCGGGAACCAATGGCCTGATAATTTTACAGGTAACGGTATCGCAACGATGTGTATCGTTATGCACAAAACGAACAAAGCGTTAACCGACGGTGTTGATATCCTTCAACCGAACTCACAGATCGCGGTTGAATTAAACGGGATGAAAGTAACGAATCTGGTTAACGGCAACAGGGAATTCACCCGTAACGGGCCTTCTTGTTTGCTCGATTTTCTCACGTCGAAGTACGGACTGAACACACCAATTGACCGTATCGATCTGGACTCGTTTAAAATCGCTGCTGCTCGAACTGATAATAGTTACTGGTGCGATGGTGCAACGGATCCCAATGCCAGCAATAAAGCCAACATCGAAAACATCTGTTCTTCGTTCGGTGGAATTGTTTTTGATTCGTTCGGCAAACTCACGTTAAAACTTGATGCTCCCGACATAACAAAATACAATTTTAACGAAGATAATATTATTATGTCCGAAATCACACTGTCAGATGGCGGAACTAATAATTACTATAATACTTTGAACGTAAGTTTTAACGATCCAAAAATTGATTATAGTTCAACAGTTCTCAGGTATCCTTCGGATTATAATAATGATGCTCTGATCGCGAAAGACAAACGTGTTATCGCTAAAGACATTACTATGCGTTTTTGTAAAAATACTGGTGCAATTGATCGTTTAGCCAGCATCGAACGAAACAAAGCAATTCTGACCCAACAGATCAGTTTCTCAACCGCTGACGCTTTCACCCTGGAAGTATGGGATGTTATCAGTGTTAGCAATAAAGAATTGATGATGAACAATAAATTGTTTAGAGTGACTTCGATTACTCCTATGATGGATACAGGCACGGCAGGAACTATCACTGTAACCGCTGCTGAGTATAATTCGTTGGTGTATTCAAATCAGGATATTGCCGCTAAACCGAACTATGATCCAATTTCGATTTCAACCAGCATCTACCAGCCGACGAATCTTAAAGCTGTTTCAACTGGTGAAAGTGTTTACGGTAGTAATATTCTTTTAACCTGGGATTGTGAGACAGATTACAACCGATACCAGTTCTATATTCAGTATAAGCGAACCGGATCAACTGAATGGATTTCGGCGGGTAATACTTCTGAATACGAGTTTAGTATTATCGGGTTGCAACAGGGTATTCAATACGATTTCCGTGTTTGTGCTGCTGGTTTGTATTATCAGTCTCCGTGGACAGAATTAAGCAATCCAGATCTGAGTGTGCAATATATGTTGCCTGCTCCGGTTGTTCGTCTGCGTAATGCAATTGCACCGGGTTCATTAGAAACCAGACACCAGACATTTGATCTCGAATGGGATGATCAGTCACAGACAGACATTACCGTTAACGGGCGAAAATCGAAATTCATCGACCATTTTGATTATTACGAAATCGAAGTAACCCAAAAGAACCAGGTGTTCACGTACAGAACAAAAGATATCAACTGGATCTATACCTACGAGATGAACGCGGTAAACGGACTCTCACGCAACGTTAAGTTCGGGGTACGTGCTATCGGGTTCGGTGGTCGTAAGTCTGAACAGACCGTTCTGGAGTGCTTTAACCAGCAAGCGCCAGCGTTAACCGGGTTTACCGCTACTGGTGGTTTCGGTGCAATCTTTGCTAACTGGATCCATCCTGACCCGTTGACCGTTCCCGATTATGCTGGTGCGGTAATTCAGGTTTCACAGAATGCGAGTTTCACCGGGAGCACGGTTAAGACGTTCACCGCTCCTCATGCTTCTGAGATCCATACTGTTAACGTTGCAGACGGGAACTGGTACGTTCGTATTGCTGCTTATGACGTGTTCGGACAGGACAATTTGAATTATAACGCTGCGGTAATGGTTCTGTTGCAGTCTAAGGTTGATTGGGACCAACAGGACGCGGATTTAATAAAGAACTTCCTCGATCTGGAATCGCATCTGGATTCTGCTGTTGATGAAGCTTTTGAACGTTCGAAGGATGCAATTCAAATAGAAATCTCGAACGTAAAGGCAAACATTACCTCTGAGACGAACAAAGCAATTGCCGCCAGTTCTACCCGGCTCGAACAGATTGTTAAAGACGGTGACAAGGTTGTTGTTGATGCCCTGAACCAGGTAAAGGTTACGATTGATAACGATATCAAATCCGAAATCACTAACCTGAACACAGCTATCGCTTCGAGCAATACAGCGCAAGCGCAAGCGATACAGACCGTTAAATCCGAACTTGAGGGGAAGGTAGCGCAAGTCAGTACGAACGCGCAGACAGCGGTTGATGCCCTTAAAAATACGGTTAACTCACAGTACACCGTGAAGGTTAACGCTAACGGGGTTGTTGCTGGTATGACGATGGTTGCTGATAGTGCTAACAGTAAGTCAGCTATCTATTTCAACGCAAGTGAGTTCTTTATCGTTACCGATCCGAAGAACCCAGCTAACCCGGTGATTCCTTTTGCAGTTCAGAACAACAAGGTGTTCATTAACTCTGCGATCATCGCAAACGCAAGTATCGGGGCGGCACATATCATTGACGGTTCTATCGGAACCGCAAAGATCATCGATGGTGCCGTTACCAACCTGAAAGTAGGGGATTTGCAGTCGAACAACTTTGTTTCTGGTTCTTCCGGGTGGCGGTTGCCGAAATCGGGTAATGCGGAATTCAACAACGTTGTTGTGCGTGGTCACGTCGAAGCGGATTCTGGTTATTTCAAAGGCCAGATTACCGCTGATAGTGGTGTACTGAACAACGTAACCATTAACGGGAACTGTACGATCCTCGGTAGGCTTGATGCTAACAACATTAACGGATTGCCACTGGTAAAGAGAGTTGGCCTGACTTCCGGTAGTTGGGAGACTGTTCTCTCTAACTTCGGCGGAAGCCCAGGCCAGAACAGAAATATCACTATTATCGATACCAGTGATATCCCTTCTACCGGGGGTAAATTCTCGATGTGCGCTGCGGGTTTCGGTGAATGTCGGTGGGAGTATCAAGGGGATCCGCCGGAAGTGACTTACAACGTTTACAAAAATGGTGTACTGGTTTTATCGGATGCAACCAATATAAGCCCACTTGTTGAAATTGGTGATTACGGTGGGAGCATCAGGGTGGACGCTGTTGTTAAATTTATGGGTTCAGTAGGTGATGGAACCCAAACCTATATCAGAAGATTTTCACGTCGAAATACTGGCGTGATGTATGCGATTTACGGTTAATAATTAAGCCCCTTAAATATAGATGAATAATCTAACTAAGGGGCTTTTTATGCCAATAATCGAAATTGCACTAGGTTGTATTTCGGGCGGTATGGCTATTTGCGGATTCGTCTGGAAAGTACACAACACAACAACAAAGAGACAACTCGATCACGAAAAACGTTTATCTAATATCGAACACAACAACGATATACAAAATATTCAAATTGAAAATTTGAAAACTAACCATGTCAATCTTGATGCTCGAATGGCTCGATTAGAAGATAACGTTACCGATTTAAAAATTACAACTGCGGAAATATTGCAGATTCTAAAAGGTGGTTTCTATGGGAAAACAAATAAAAACATGGATAAGTAAATCTAAAAAATTACTTCTGGCGCTGTTGATTCTGGTGGTTATCTATAACCTGATCGCTATGGTCATAGGTTGGCCCGTGATCGATATCGGTTCGGCGTTTGGCGGAGTGTTCGCGGTGCTGTCTGCTCTGGGGGTTTAAATGGCCTCCAAACCACGAGCAAGATCGCAATCCAGAGTTGACGCAAAGAACAAAGCCGCAACCGAAAAAGCAAAAGAGCAATTGCGTAAACTTACCATTAAAGAATCCGATGACTACCTGAAACGAGTGGGTAAAGCCTCCCGGCAATCCTCGATCATTCTCAGGGAACAGTTAGCCGACCGGATTGATCGACCTGTCGGGTTTACTCAGAACCAGTCTACGTTTTACACGTTCAAGAAAATCTCAGATACCAGAGTCGAACACAAGATCGGAATTAAGGATTCCCAGGACAGGTATCTCGGCCCGTTGTTCAAAGGTCGAATAAAACCTACTGATAAGTTTATTCCTATTAACGAAAAGTACGTGGACGGATACGGAAACATCAAAGGGCTAAATAAGAATAAGCAATCAGGGAAGTATAAAGAAGTTAGTTCCAGACAGAAAAAGTTCAAACAGATATTAGTCGATACCACTCAAAAGGATCGGACTAAACGAATTATCGCTATCAAGCATAATCCGACTAAACGTAAAACTTTATTCGATTGGGAGAAAATTTCAACCGAACTGATAGATAATATCAACAAGGTAGCGAAGAAATGAGAGTAGAAGATTTTCCGTGTTATAAGTACGACGATTTAAAAGATATTAAACTGAACGGCAAGATCGCAGAATCCGTTACGTATTCTTTCGATAAGAAACACGTTAAACAAACCAAATTAAAACAGATGCTGGTGAATGATAAAGATTGTTTTATTGCTTCGACCCAAATCGATAAGCCCGTTATCCGTTTTAAAACTGGTTCGGAAGTTGATATCGATTGTGCGTTTATTTTCGAATCTCGTTGTATTTGTTTGGGTTCGTTCCCGTACAACTACAAAGGATTCAGGATGAAAGCGTTTGTTTTTCAGTATATCTAAAGTGACACCATGAATAATTTTAAATTCAGTAAACGTTCACTGGACAACTTAAAAGGTGTTCATCCTGATCTGGTAAAAGTGGTGCATCTGGCGCTTGAGCTTTCACCACGGGATTTCATCGTGATCGAAGGTGTCCGAACTTTGGAACGTCAGAAAGAGATGGTTGCTACTGGCAAGAGCAAAACAATGAACTCGTATCACCTCACAGGACACGCTGTAGACTTCGTTCCTTGTTCTCCTGTCTCATGGGACAGGAAAGATTTTGCGCCTGTTGTGGCGGCGTTTAAAGCGGCTGCTGCACGTCTCAACGTTAAGATCGAGTGTGGTCATGATTGGACACGTTTCCCGGACAGCCCTCACGTACAGATCTCTCGATAACCCCCGCCTAAAGTAAAAAGCCCCCGCAATGGGGGCTGTTGTTTATTGGGTTAAGTCATCAATTATCGTGGGTTCGTGTTTACTTCGCTCCTCGAACTCTTTAAGGAATTTCTCACGGTCGATCATAATATCAATGTGAGAATGCATCACTAATCCTTCGGACTCTAACAACTGTTGGTTCGTAACCGTGGTTGAATCGATGTAAACCTGGCCTTTCTTCCATGCGGTATCTTTCTTGATCACTAACTTCTGGGTTCGTTCATCCCTGTACGTAACGAAAAAGAAGTTGTGCGCGGTGTCAATCTGCTCGCAATCGATCCTTTTAATAACGGTTTTGATGCTGGCGCGGATCTCCAGGCGTTCAACGTTCTGGGTATCGTTGATATCTAGCTGTTTGAACTTATCCCATCCGGCAGTGTTCATCCTGACCATTTGATCATCGTGAATCTGTTTCTGTTTGAGATAATCCGCTTTCTGGTTCTCTAAACCGTCGATCAACTCTGTCAGCTTGTTAATCATCGCTGGCGATTTCGCTGAACCAATCGCAACAAGATAGTTCGCGATCTGTTCATCGATATCAGCTATCAGGTTTTCAACCCCTGACATAACCGGGGCTGACTCCACGAATACCCGATCCGCTAACAACTGCAAAAGTGCAAGTTCTAAGGTTCTCGCCCTGAATCCCCACTTTGAACAGTTCCGGTGTGAATCCCTCGATGAACACACGTACCTGTAAGCGAACGGTTGGTTCTTAACACTGGATTTCATCTTGAACATATGACAACCGCAATGTTTGCAATAGAGAATTCCGATACCAGATAACAACGGAATTTCTGGGTTGGCCTCCTTCAACGGGGCGAACGACTTGTTACCGATCTGGAACTTCAACCGTTCGTATTCGTCCTTTGTTACCAGCGCTGGGTAATAGTCCTCAAGGGTGAACGATTCCCCGTTAACGTTGATAACCTTCTGACCGTAGATCGCGGGTTCGATGATCCTGGATGCGTGTTGCATGTTCCATTTACCCCTTGAACGTCCTTCGGTAGGGGCGGGGTGGTTCTCTTGCAGATAAGCCAGGATCAAACGGTTCGAATATCCTTTCTGCTTTAGCTCGATCAGCTTTTGGGCGATAGGGTAGTAAACCGGGTGAGGCTTAACGTAACCACTCGAAGAATCAATCCACCATTTGTCCTGACCCAGTTCCTTAATCGCTACGACCGGATCCCCCGGTTGCCGTTGCTGATGACGTTTAATCTTGCTCAACGCACTAGCAATGGTTCGTTTAGATTTGGTTTCGGATTCCTCGCATCACCGAAAACATCAACTGTTGCAGGGTATCGTTGTTCACCTCGGATACCTTGTAAATCTGGTTATCAATACCAGTGATAACAACGATCCCTTTCAGCAATAAGCTGGTAAACATATTCACGGCGTTCATAGGATTAGCGCGTGAAAAGCGGTCTAACGATTCGATCAACAGGTACGAACCACGGGGAATTTTGCCTGACTCAACATGCTGTATGAATTCTGATAATGCTCCTTCGGTTGCGTTTTTACCTTTGTACGCGGACACGCCGAAATCTTGATACTCTTCAAAAATTTCAAGATTGTGTTCAACAGCGATCTTTTTAACCAGATTTTCAATACTCGATTTCTGGCGCTCTAACGATTGTCCTTTGGCCTGTCTCTCACTACTGAAACGAACATAGCTGTACAATCGCGGCTTGTTCATAATTCCCCCTACAAGTAACCGTCTGTGGTTATCGCGAAAACTTTATCTGTTACGATACCTTTTAACCTTTTCTGGGTATCGTAATAATTGCCACTAGAATCAATATATCCTAACTCGGCTCCGGGTGTGATATCGCCCGTTTTTGTATTGCGGATACTTCGAACAATACGGTGATATTTTCTACCCTGGTACAAACGAACCCTAATTATCAAATGAGAGAAAAGGGCGCTTTTATTCGTTTGCCTTTTTTCCATCTCGCGAAGCAAGAACCGCGAATTATGTGAGATAACTTCAAAGTTACATTCGGTTGATGCGCATTTAACAATCATTGGTTGCCCTCTACCGGATTAAAAAGGGGCTAGCACAGCCCCTTGATTTTGTTCATGGTGGTGCGCGACACCATCAATTACATGTTTATATCATTTCTTACCTCTAATTCCACGTTGTGCCGGGGTTAACTTCAACCAGTCGTCAAGTTTAAGAACCATACGCGGGCTAACCGAATGAACTTCAAGTTGAACGTTAGCGGCATTAGTGAACGTAATCGTTTCTACCAGATGGTCAGCAAGCAATGATTTTCTGAAAGCGTATTTGCCCGTAACAGATTCATCTTGCATATATTCCATCACAGCTTTGTAATCAGCGTTATTCAATCGCATGTGTCGCTGTAGGTCACGAACCCGGATAAACAACGGATTACCCGAAAGATACCGTTCGAACTTATCAGCCATCTCTTTATTCAATCGGGCAACTTCTTGTTCAAGTTCGATCATGCGGTCGATGACTGCTAAACGTGCTTTGTCGTTAAATGTTGCCGCTACCATTAACGACCAACGGCGATTGAAAATGTATTCAACGAATTTACCATAATGAGTAACTACGGTAATCCCTTCTGTAATCTCGTGCTCAAGGCGGTTGTTCATTTTTTCGCCGTCCGACTGCAATGCAGTCCGATGGTCAATTTTTAACCTTTCTAATAATCGACTAATAGAAACGTTAAAGTTGTTGTAACGAACAGATGGTTCTTCCTGCTTCACGTACTCGAACAACTCACGCGAACTCATACGAATATCTTGGCTATCGCGAACGACTGTTTCTACGTCTGGTGAAACAATCTGCTGATAATCAACCGCGTCCTGAATAAATTCTTCAATACTCATTGTTTCCATTATGCACCTTTAACGAAACGGATCAAATCGGCAGTTAATACGGAATCCATTCCGATCATATACATATTGATCGAACTTTCAATTTCACAAGAACCGTCTGCATTAATTAAACGCATCGCGCTACCGGAACGTTGTCCAACATCGGTTGTATTATGGGTTTCGATCAGAACGTCGGTAGCCATTTGCATTTTACGGGTGGAATTCTTCATGATGAAATATTGCACCTTTTGCCACATCTGATCACATTCGGCTTTATTAGCTCCTTTAATCGGAGTATTAGCAGCGATATAATTACGCGCCTGTTGTACTTGTGGGCTAGGCGCACACCCAGACAGAGAAGCAATAACAGCAACAACACCAAAGGTTTTAGCAATTACAGATAATTTCATTTTGTATTTTCCATTTTTGGGTAAAGTTTCCCCGTCCGAATTAACGGGATTTTAAGGTTTATTTTTGACACTTAAACAATTTCGACACAACAGACCAAAATAAGTACAACGAACAGAATAATCTGGTACACAGGGGTTAGTTCTGACCTCCTTTTAGCTTGCATCTGGATTGCCTCCAGTACCCCCTGAGAACATCTTGATAGCGCCCAGAAGGAACCCATCAGAACGGGATAGCATTAGTTCAGCCATTTGTTCAGACTGTTGTGTAACCTCACAGAACAGACGAACTTTCATCAGGTGAGTGGAGTCCTCAACCGTTTTAACCAGGTTGTCGTATTCGAAATTAACAGGAGTGGTACACACAGGTTCAATCAGTGTGAACACAGGAGTTGTTACAGGGGATACATGAGTACGTTGACGATTCCAGACACAAACAGCAGCATCAAAAATCCAGTTGATGTCACCGTCTATCTGAACAGGTGATGTGTTGCCAGCGTAGGAAACGATAGCGTCGATTCCTTCGTTGATTTCGAGCGCTTCAACGTGTGCCTGTTCTACCAGGTTACGGCGGGCTACGTAATCGTTAGCACCGAAGAAAGCAATCTGCATTGCTTCGGCTGCGGATACCGCTGGCACTTCTACCAGTGCTTCGGCTGCTTTAGCTTCAAGCTGTTCAGCACAACGAACCAGATCCTGTACCAGATGGGCTTTGCGCTTGTAATCAGATGGGAAGTCGTAAATACCTGTTAAACTAGCTTGTTCAACACCAGTGTTCCATTCGGCAACGTGAGCGGAGATTTTGATCGCAGGTTTTGAACTGATACGCTCGATGATGTCACGAGCATGAGAAGCGAGAAGTTGAGCGGCAGTTTTCATTTATAACCCCTTGATTCTGTTAAGATTCAGGAGGCTTATTGCTTACCTCCCGTTCGATAGGGGGTAATGTACTTGAGTATTG